AAAATAAGGGGCCAGTCGTTGTTCTTATTGGTCGTCGTGATACTGGTAAAAGTTATTTAGTAAGAGACATTTTATATCATCACCGCGATATACCTATTTGCACTGTTATTTCGGGAACGGAAGCTGGCAACGGATTTTATTCCGCGCACGTCCCTAAATTATTTATTCACGACGAATACAGCACTGGAATTATTGAAAATATTTTAAAACGACAAAAGACGGTCATTAAAGAAGTGAATAAACAATTACAACTCTATAAAACTTGTAAAATTGACCCCAGGACACTTGTTATTTTAGACGATTGTCTTTATGATAATACTTGGTCGAGAGATAAAATGATGCGCTTACTATTTATGAACGGGCGGCATTGGAAAGTATTTTTAATTATTACAATGCAATATCCGCTTGGTATCCCGCCTACTTTACGAACTAATATTGATTATGTATTTATTTTGCGTGAACCTTATATTGCGAATCGTAAACGTATTTATGAGAACTATGCGGGAATGTTTCCTACATTCGAATCCTTTTGTCAAGTTATGGACCAATGCACTGAAAATTACGAATGTTTAGTGATTGACAATAATGTAAAATCTAACAAATTAAGTGACCAGATATTTTGGTATAAAGCAAACTCAGATATACGTCACGATTTTAAACTTGGTTCTAAAGAGTTTTGGGAAATGTCAAAATCGATGGGTGATGATGAGGAAGATGCGCCCTATAATCCAGAACAATACAGAAAAACGGTTCAAAAAATTAATGTTAAAAAGACCAAATGGTAAACGTAAAGGGACAAATGATAAAAGGACCAAATGATAAAAAGTAACAAATGATAAAAGTGGCATATGTTAAATATTAACCATATTTACATTATCTGTTTAAATTGAGCCCGGGTCATTCCTACGCCAATTGCTCGGTATGCATCTTCAAAATTATTAGGACTAATCGCATTTGTGTGTGGAGATTTTGATTTTTGTGTTACGTTATTTGTCAATTTTACGTTATTTGTCAATTTTACGTTATTTGTCAATTTTACGTTATTTGTCAATTTTACTTTATTTGTCAATTTTTTAGTTTTAGTCTTTTTTGGTTTATTCACAGGTGGTTTATTCACAGGTTGTTTATTCACAGGTTGTTTATTCACAGGTGGTTTATTCAATGGTTTTGCTTTACCTTTAGTCTCATTCTTCTTCATATATCTATATATTTATTTTATAGTTATAAATATATGGAAGAATGTGTTCGTAGAAATGAGAAAGAAGGCAAAGAAATAAACCCAGTTACTTGCAATTTTGTTAAAAAATGTAAAGCAGGTGAAATTAGAAATGAACAGGGGCGATGCATTAAAGGAAAATCAAAATCAAGAACACAAAATAAACCCGTTGCGGTTCCGTTTGCTCCATTTGTATACACAAGACCATTGGACGTTAAAAAAACGCAATCATTTACTCGTAAAAATGCAATGACAATCCAAAGAAAAAAAGGTAATACTTATAAATACAATATAGGTCGTCCTGGGCGAGTAACAAAAAAAGCATCATTATATGGTTTAAATAATGAAGGTAAAAGGATTACAAAAAGAGAAACACGAAACTCTTTAAATTTAGAACGCGCTAAAAGAGGAATCGTTTTTGAAGGTAAAACACGGAAGTCCGCAAATGAGACCCCTGAAGCACTTGAACAATTAGAAGAGGAACTAGCTGAAGGAAACGCAACCAATATGCGCCCTTTACAAGTAAGAAAACGCAGAGCCAAAGCAGAAGAAGCTAAAAGGAAAAAAGAAGAAGCATTAGCAGGAAAGGGAATATCATTAAATTCATTAAATTCGAAACGCAATAGGTACATGTCGCAATTGGGTTATAACAATTCGTATCGCAATAGGTTCATGGCGCAATTGGGTTATAACAATAGGTACACGGCGCAATTTGGTCAACCAAATACCAAACTTTAAAAATATAAAGATTATATACTATATTATATTAATGAAAGTTGGATTACTTATACCTTGCACCTCTAAAGGCCGTCCTTGGACAAATATAAAACAAACCTATTTTTATAATTTAACCTTTAAAACATTCTTAATGAATCAAGACAAAGAACACGAATACCATTTTTATTTAGGAGTAGATAAAGATGACTCCGTATTTAATAATCCTGTAGAACAAGATGTCATTCGTAGGTTTACAAATATATTTAAAAACATTCATATACACTTTGTTGTTTTAAATATTCAAAAAGGGTTTTTGACTAAAATGTGGAATGAATTATATAAATTGGCATATAATGAGGATTGCGAATATTTTTATCAATGTGGAGATGATATTCATTTCCATACTGCGGGTTGGGTGAATGACAGCATTCATACATTGCAACTGACGAATGGTGTCGGACTAACTGGTCCCATTAATAATAATAATAGAATATTGACTCAAGCATTTGTATCGCGTAAACATATGGAAATTTTTGGTTATTTTTTTCCAGAAAATATTCTTAATTGGGGGTGCGATGATTGGTATAATCACGTGTATCAACCGAATCATTTTTTTCCATTAAAGAACCATTTTTGTAGTAATGAAGGCGGTGAACCTCGTTATTTGATTGATGGAAAAAGAAATTTCAGGGCTAATTATTCTGTTAATGTTGCTGAATTAAGAAAGCGAACTATGGAGCAAGCTATTGGCGATAGAGTTAAGATAGCTGAATTTATTAAACGTTAATTTATTTTTTATGTTTTTTCTTTTTTTTTGGGGGTTCCTTCTTTGGTACATTTAAATCCAAAAAAAAAGGCGGATTATGGCGTAGTTTTCTTTCTATGTCTGATGTATTGGTTATAGTATCGATTGTAATCGATTGTTCTATTATAGCATTATATAAGGCGTTATCATTAGTATTTGATTCATATATAGTAAAAAGTTGACTAGGACTAACAGTTGAATTAATTTCGGGTGGTTCACCTTCTGGTTTTATAATTAATGGATTTACAACGGGGTCATCTACTGGAACCTCTATGATTTGTTCATCTATTGGTTCATTGACTGGTTCTACTATTGGTTCATCTACTATTGGTTCATCTATGTCTGGTTCTACTATTGGTTCATCAATGATTTGCTCATCAATGACTGGTTCTACTATTGGTTCATTGACTTGTTCTACTATTGGTTCATCAATGATTTGCTCATCAATGATTGGTTCATTAATTGGCTCATCAATTGGCTCATCAATTGGTTCATCAATTGGCTCATCAATGACTGGTTCATCTATGACTGGTTCATCTATGACTGGTTCTTCAAATGGTTCATCAATTGGCACAACTACTGGTTCATCAATGACTGGTTCATCACTTGGCACAACTACTGGCTCATCAATTTCATCTGTATCAATATTATTCCTTAACTCTGATAATCTCATATATTGTTCGTTTTCTTCATTCATACACGTTTCACAATATACTGCCTCTTTTTTTGAACACCGTTTACATATTTTTGTCATTATTATATTTTTCTTTTCTTTAATCGGTTGCGTAAAATTGATATCATTATCTAATTGTTCGTGTATACAAATCAACTTATTATTTAAATTAGAGAGAAAGGAAAGATGGTATGTATGATACGCCGATAAATATTTTTTATATAAATTGACATTATTGACAATAATATTATTATGATATTCTAAATTGTGTATATAATTGTCAATATTTATACCACTTGATAATTTTGACTGATGTGACTTAATTTCTTCTTCATTTTGTTGTATTATTTTATTAATATATTCAATTAATCGAATGATATCTTGGTGTATATCATTTATAGTATCAAAATCATACACTTTATAGGGTTCTAAATCTTTATATATCGGATATTTTGTATTTTTTAATATCATTTCTGACTTCTCTGTTTTAAAGTTTAATTTAAAAAAACTATATATAATTATGAATAATTTATAGTAATCACAATAGATTCTATTGTCTATATAATTATATAACTTATTCGTAGTATCATAATCATAATCCAATAATTTTATTTGAAAATAAAAAGAATCCAAATACTCGCATTTTCGGTTTGCATCTATATATGTTTTGTATTGCGACTTTATTTCAACGTGTTTTTCTGTTAGCACCTTAAATGTATTTTTTATAAATACGCGTATAGATTTTATCTCTTCGAACTTTTTCTCAATCGTCATTTTATATATGAATAATATTTTATCTTATATATAATATGACAGACAAAACAAATAATTGGACGTCAGAACACGAGGAGGTTCTTGCTGAATGGGCTGATAAATCTATGTGTTATAAATGGTTGCATATGAGAAGTAATGAAAAATACTCGCGCCTACATAATCTATATACGATTCCAGTCATCATTATGAGCACGCTTACAGGAACTGCCAATTTTGCACAAAATAAAATACCTATTGGTTTTAGAGGTTACGCGACTATGATTATTGGCGGTATTAATATTTTCGCTGGCATCGTGACAACCATTCAACAGTTTTTAAAAATTAACGAATTGAATGAGGGGCACCGTGTTGCGTGCATTTCTTGGGACAAATTTTACAGAAGAATTAAGGTTGAGTTATCGAAGAGTCCATTAGAGAGACACCCCGTGAATGAATTCTTTTTATCTGCGACTGAGGAATACGACCGCCTTATGGAGTCGAGTCCTATGATTGATACCGTTATTATTGAAAA